GATCAGTTCGCTAGTTTTACAGATATGGCGTCAGCGCCCGTTGTAGGGCTCTCAGGGCTCGTCAAACAGTTGTTAGGCATCAGCAGACCACAGGTCGCCTAAAATGGCTTACACCGACTTTCTGAATGAGGCGCTAGATGATCTCGTCACTACTCTCCAAACTATTTCGGGTTTGCGTGTTGTTAACGATCCTCGGAACATTGCTCCACCTTGCGCTTTTGTTGATGCTCCGACCATCGAGTCGTGGAACGGCAACATTGTCAAAATGTCGTTCCCAGTCACGCTCATCAGCAACGGCCCAGGCAACCTTGACGCCCTACGCCAGCTCTTGTCACTCACGGCCGAGTTGGTCACGAAAGACATTTCGGTAATGAGTGCTAACCCTAAAGTTGTTTCGGTTGGCGGCGCTGATTATGCCGGATACGAATTGATTATTCCCCTACAAGCACAGGATTCATGATGGACAGATATGTAATTACAAGTACTCGAGTCGGTGAAATTGGCACAGCGTTTGTTGCTGGTCCGTCCGACGATATTGATTGGTTGATCGCTGGTGGTTTCATTCAGCGTTCCGACACTCACCCGAGTAAGAGTGCTAAATTAGCCAAGAAGCCCGACGCAACCGATTCTCAGGAGTAAATCATGGCCACGTCGACTTACCTATCCAATCCGATTGTCTCTATCGGTGCTGTTGATATTTCTGATCAGTGCACGAGCGCAAACTTGTCGCAGAAGATTATGGCTTTGTCTGACAATGCCTTCGGTTCGACTGCTACAAGTTTCACGGCAGGGTTGCAGGACAACACCTTGACCTTGGAGCTCTACTGGAGCACAGCCAGCTCAGAGACTTACGCAACTTTCAAAGCCCTTGTCGGCACAAAGATTGCGTCCGTAACCATCAAGGGAACTTCGGCCGCTACTAGCGCCACAAACCCCCTAGGCACCCTAACCAATGGGTATCTTGAAGAATTACCAGTGATCTATTCGCTTGGAGAGCTCAGCCGTTGCACCATAGTTCTGCGTGGAGGCTCGTTCGCCTGGACTGAAGTCTGATCTAACCAAAAGTTCCTTTTCAATAACAAAGGCCCTCGGGCCCTACTGGAAACAGTTAGTTGAAAAGGTCGCACTCGACACAACAGAAAAGGACCCGACATGAAACTAACGATCCGTTTTGACATTGGTCAAGGACCAGCAACGATCACAAGCACTTTGGCAACACTCGTTGCTTGGGAACGCCGTTTCAAAATGAAAACCAGTGACCTTGCCGACAACTTCGGTATGGAAGATATGGCGTTTATGGCTTGGTATACAGCCAAAATCCAAACTGATCACGGACAAACAATTCCGGTTGAGTTTGATTCGTTTGTTAACAAGCTTGTAGAAATTGAGATTGTGAGCACTGCGTCCTCAAACCCTACGAAAGCGGATCACACCGCCACTCTCTAGCGCAACTTTTGGTCATTACAGGCTGGTGGCCACCTGGTATAGACTTTGACTCGGACGACCTCTCGACAGTCGCCACGATTCTTAAGGAGAGGTGAACCATGTCAATGCAAATACAGGGACTTGAGTCCACCTTGAAAGTTCTTAAGACTGTGCAACCTGAAGTGCAAAAGCAGTTCTTTAAGGACGCTAAGAAGATTCTTAAGCCTGTTGTTGATGAGGCAAAGAAGTTGTATCCGTATGGAGACCCAACTAAAAAGAATGGTTCTTGGCCGTCTGGTATGAGTCGCACTTGGGCACCTGGTGGCAGACCGTTGTTTCCCTATTTGCAAAGCACTGCTATTCGAGGCGTAAAAATTGAGACGTCATTGTCAAAGAAAAAAGATGCCGTTCTCAGTCTTGTGAATAAGGATGCTGCAGCTTCAATTGTGGAGTTCGCCGGCACGAATCCAAACCGCCTTGCCGATGCTCTGAATGGCTGGTCAGAAAAGCCTCGAGTTATGTGGCGTGCATACGAAAACAATGCTGGTCAGGTTGAGTCGCAAATGAAAGTTTCGGTTGATGAAGTAATGGCACTTATTAACCAGGTAACGAAAACGGTGGTGGTCTAATGGCTATTCGAATCCCAATTATTACCGACCTGCAAGATAAAGGGATCAGGGACGCTAAGACAGCCTTCGGTAACTTTAAGACTGCAGTTAGCAATGCTGAAGGCGGTTTAGGAAAATTCAAGGCTGGCTCAAAAGCCGCATTTGATGGGGTCAAAGCGCAGGCAGGCAACATGGCGCTTATGGCCGGCACTGCTATTGCAACGTTTGCCATTAAGGCCATTGGAGACTTTCAAGACCTAGCGATTGCTGCAGGCAAATTTAGTGATGCCACAGGGCTAACGGTTGAGGATGCTTCAAAGTTCATGGAAGCGGCCGGCGACATCGGCGTGCCAGTTGACAAATTGGAAGGTGCTATCGGTCGTCTCAATCGGACCATTGGTGCGGACCCTGACAAAGTTCGTGACCTTGGCGTGGACCTCGTTTATTTGAACGACGGTTCGTTAGACGTCAACGAAACATTCTTAAACACTATTGATCGCATTAAAGCCATTAAGGACCCTGCAGAAAAAGCCAAGGTTGCCGCACAGCTACTTGGCAAAGGCTGGCAGGACATGGCCGAACTTATCGAGTTAGGTGCCGACGATTTAAGAGCTTCACTTGACAGTGTTGACGATTCAAAAATCATTGACAAAGAAGAAGTTGATAAAGCCAAAAACTATCGGGCCGCTATGGACAACCTCAAAGATTCATTTGAGAAAATGGCTATCAACCTTGGCGAGCGTTTACTCCCTAAAGTCGCTGAATTGCTTGATTTATTGGCAAAACTGCCTGGTGCGTTGCGTGGTGCTGGTGGCGTCGTTGAAGATGCTTTCTCGGATGCAGACTTAGCAGAAATGGGCAACGAAGCCGCAGCTGCACGAATTGAGTTTAAAGCCCTTGCCGATATGTACGGAGGCTATTACGCCAGTCGAGTACAAGGCGCCAAAGACGACACTTACAAACTTGAACAAGAAATGCTTGATCTTGAAGAAGCAACAACTGCAACTGAAGAAGCATTTCAAAATCTTAAAAACGAATTGAAACTGGAAAGTTCAGTTGCAGACGCAAAAGGAATGCTGGAGCAACTTAAAGAAAAAGCCGTTGAAGCGTTCAGCGGTGCTGACGGTGCTTTAGGTGAATACGAACAAGGGCTCATTGATGCCAAATTAAAGATCCTTGATATTGCCGAAACTATTGCGTTGACTGATTCGGACAAGAACAAGATTCGAGTTCTTGTTGATACTGGTCAACTTGAAAAAGCATTGTCAATGATTGAAGCAATTGGTAACACCGAGAAATTTAAGAAGTTGTATGGCAATGTAAGTGATCCGTTTGCGGCGATTGCTGGCGCAGGACAATTTGACTTTTCGGGTTTGCAGTTCCGTGCGGAAGGCGGTCCGGTCATGTCGGGCAGTTCCTACATTGTCGGCGAGCGTGGCCCTGAATTGTTTACGCCTGGCACGTCTGGAATGATTACGCCTAACCATGCGATGGGCGGTAACAACATCACGATCAACGTCAACGGAGGCGACCCAAGCGCAGTAGTTGACTCGTTACGTAAATATATGCAACTTCACGGAGCTGTACCTATTCGCATCGGCGGAGCCTGATGCCTTACACGACGCCAGTAGTTTCCTATTCGGCAACGATTGACGGGACTTATACTGCTTTGACTGGCGTCCAGTCCGCGGTCATTACACGCGGACGGCAACGGTTCCAAGACCCACCACAACCGCTTAGCCTTAGTTTAGAATTAATACCTGCTACTAGCTACGCGTTACCTTTAGCGCGTGGACAGTTTATTGATGTTCGCGCTACGTCGTCGGCTAGTTCAGACGGCTATTTCCAAGGGCAGATTATCGAAGTTAAACGCGAGTACGCGATACCGTTTAACAGTGTTACAGGAGCAGCACCTGCAGACCGCATAACCATAGAAGCCGTCGGCGCTATCGGACAGTTATCTCAAAACATTTTCACTAATAATTCTTTCTTAAACCAACTGGCGAGCGTCAGGTTAAGCACAGCTGCAGGAAATGCCGGCGTGAAGTCTTATGAAGTGCAAAACGACGTGATCCGTTGCTCGGCATTAACTTACAGCGGCTCATCGTTTGACCTCATGAATGAAGTTTTACGACAGCTGCAATATGAGGCATTTGAGATAGATCAAAACCGTTCTAGCGTTTACCCAAGACTCGCTGCAGGTTTCTCGCCGACCGGCTTCCAATGGTCTACACCGCTAGCGTTTAGCGATGCTGGGACAGTCGGAGCGGAAAAGTTTTCCGACATTAAGTATCTAACTTCAGTCCGAGACAGTTTTACTCAAGTAAACGTTGAGCCTCGAGGCCTTGCAACACAAACAGCTCAAACAGGTACAGCACCCTTTAACCCGTTGCAGTATCAAACTCAAAGCGAAACCACCGCGGCAGCGTTAGACCTTGCCAACTATGTCTTGACAGTCAATTCCGATAATGGTCTGATTCCGTTTCGGTTGGCTTCTGATACAACTTATGCACCAGACGTTGTTGATTTTGCTCGTCTGCCAAGCATTAATGACACGTTTTACCCAAACGTCACAAGTGGCGGTACATACAAAAGTATTATCGGAGCGCCAGTAGAAATAACGTTTCGTGGTTCTACTGTTTTGGCAGCCCTTAAAGGCTCGTCCATTGCTTTTTACCCAGACCGCGCCAACGTAGCGTTGTATTTTTCGCCGTTTGAGTACCAGTTCCAACTTGACAGCGCGACTTTAGGCGTACTTGACCAAAACAGATTAGGATTATAACTATGGCTATTAACCCAAACACTGACTTCTCGTCAGGCGCAGTCCTGACAGCTGCACAACAGAACCGCTTCCCTCGAGGCGTGATGGCTTTGGCAACTTCAACGACCAGTTACACGCTGACCACTACCGAAACCATTGCTACAGGTATGACTGTGACCTTTACACCTGTATTAAACCGTTACTACCGTATTACTTACTTTGAGCCACAAGCCCAGACCGCTTCTTTTGCCGCTAACACACAGTTAACAATTCGACTATCAAGCGCAACTGGCACAGTTTTACAAAACACAATTTTCCAAAACGAAACAAACGCTATAGACCAACAGGGCATGACTTGTATTATTACTACGACATTTGCTTCCGCTGTTTCAACCGTTGTAGTCGGTACTGCCAAATGCTCACTTACAACAAGTGCGCCAGCGTTGATCCGTGACTCAACCCGAAAAGCACAACTGTTGATAGAAGACATCGGGCCAGCCTGATGACTTTTAACCCATCCAAAGCCCTCATTGCTTTAGTCGGTCTTATCTGCATGACCGTACTAATTGCTGTTGGTTCAATAGATCAAGACCAGGGCCTGCCAATTATCACAATGATTGTGGGCTACTCAGTTGGCAACGGCATGGCCGCACTCACCAACAAACCAGTCGAGCCAATCGTCCGCAAGAAAGACCCCCGATGAAGTTCCCCGTACTACCGATCATCCAACCGACAGACCTTAAAGGTCAAACAAACGGCAAAGTATCTAAAGCAGTACTACGCACAATTCAATCGCCAGCCGGCTTACTAGAACAACACGCAGCAACCGCATGGAACTGTCTACAACTAGACGCTTATTTCAACAAACTCACATTGAACCAAGTTGGTGCATATCGAACCTATGCGCAACAGCTCGCAATGTTTAACGAGCGTTACTCGACTACAGATGGTGGCCGTGTACCGCAAGTGATCCGCATATGGCAGGGCAAGAAATACTATTTGAAGCCAGGCAAAAGTCCCAGTGCGACACCAGGCAACAGTGACCACGGTTGGGGCTTAGCAATAGACGTTGCTAATTGTGGCCTCAATTCACCGATCTGCAAATGGTTACTAGGCGACGGTTTCTCTACTTGTAAAGCTCTTGAATACGGTTTCACTTGGGCTGTGTCAGACCCAACGAACCCCAACTTCGAGGCATGGCATTTGCAGTATGTAACTGGCGACTCATGGACGCCCTCAGTACAGCGTGCCATTGAGGCTTTCCCCAACCTAGTAGCCTGAGTGACTTGACACCTGCCGACTAAAGTCGGTAGACAGTGCCCGACTTCAAAACCCGACTATGGAGGAATCATGAATCTAAGACGTTTTCTAGG